GAATCAAATGATTATATTTCATTTAATTCTAGATGTTTTGAGTTACAATCAGGAGATAATGCAATTCCTGTTAATAGACTTTTAACTGCTGCTCTTGGTATTTGTGCTGAAGGTGGTGAGTTTACTGAGATAGTAAAAAAGATTGTATTCCAAGGTAAACCAGTTAATGCAGATAATGTATATCATATGAAGAGAGAACTTGGAGATATAATGTGGTATGTTGCTCAAGCTTGTATGTCACTTGATACTACAATTGATGAGATAATTGAAATGAATGTAGAAAAATTAGAGAAGAGATATCCAGGTGGATCATTTGATGTTCATTATTCAGAAAACAGAAAGGAAGGTGATTTGTAAATAAATACTTGAAAAAGTATTTAAATGGCAGGGCAACAAGGATTTGCTTATGAAAGTAGAGTCCACAACAGATTAAATGCTGGTGGATTTGTTCCTCGTGGGTTTACACCTGCAGGATCTAATTCTTCTGCTCCCGATTGTGCATTTATATATGGTGGAACTACTCATAAATTAGAAGTCAAATTAAATATGACAGCAGACTATGGTCAAGGCACTTTAAATTATAGTCAAGGTGGTTGGTCTTTAGGTGGTGCTGGAACTACAGAAGCAGATGAGATGAGAAGATTGTTGCGTACTGTTGGTGTTGAACCTTTTGTAAATCGAGTATGGGGTGTTCTAGGTCCTCCCAATAAAGGAACAGTAATACCTGAGCAATTTACTAAACAAATGGTTGCTGAAGATTATAGAAGATTTGTTGGTAAATTTTTGTCGATACCAGCTTCAGCAATACATAGTTATTATGCTGCTAAGGGAACTTATTATATTCAAGTCGGTGGATATGGTCTTTATTATATGGCAGAAAATCCAGCAGGACTAGAGATCCCACAATTTAATCCAGGATTAAGAATAAGAATAAGAACAAAACGTGGTAATGCTTTACCGATATATAATTATAGATTTACTACAGCACTTCAGGTTACACAAAGACCTCCTAGATCACCTGTAGATATAGATCGTAGTGTTGAATTTCTTAAAGAATAATGGATGAATTAATAGAACAATTCATTTTTGAGTTTAAAAAATTAAAAAAAGTTCGTGGTGATTTATTTGAATCTTTTCTTCTTTTTGTGAATTTATGCCTAACAGATAAAAAAGATGATAAATATAAGGTAAAGGTTAATGAATTATTACAATATATTATTATTAATAAGGAATCTATTAAACTGAAATTAATACAAAACTGATGAAATCTTTTTCACAATTTTTAATTGAAACCAGTGCTTCACAACAAGCAGCTAGACTTGGATTGGAAGGTGATGGTCATGGTGGATGGTATGATAGATCTAATGGTGAATTTATAGCAAAAACTGTAAAGGGAAGATTAAAGTTTTATAATAAGAGACAAAAGGTAGGTGCTCAAGATCCAGCACAATCTGATAAAGAAAAAAATCTATCATCACCAAATACTCAAGCTCCACCAGAAGGACAGCAACAACAAGCACAGCAGCAAGCACAACCTACAGGTCAAGAAGAAACTCCTACTACTCCTTATGATAATATGAGTCCTGATTTGGCATCTGGACTGCAGTCAGGACCTCCACCTGTACCTAAAACAAGAGGAACATTAACTATAGGTTTTGGTAGATTTAATCCACCACATGCAGGTCATGGTAAGTTGATGGATGTTGCAGCATCTGCTGTACAGGATGAGGGTGATGATTATATAATAGTTCCTTCTCGTAGTAATGATAAGAAGAAAAATCCATTAGAGGCTGATAGTAAAGTTTCTACTATGAGATCATTGTTTCCAGATCATGCCGAGAAGATTATAAATGATCCTCAGAACAGAACTATTTTTGATGTTCTTAAGAAAGCTCATAATGATGGATATACGAATGTAAATATTGTTGCTGGTGAAGATAGAGTAAAACAGTTTGATAAATTATCTCAAAATTATAATGGAACTTTATATGCATTTGATAATTTACAAACCGTTTCATCTGGTGCAAGAGAAGATGATTCTGAAGGTATGGAAGGATACTCTGCTTCAAGAATGAGATTGGCAGCAATGGAGGGTGATTTTAAAACATTTTATAATCAACTTCATAAGGAAGTTCCTGCATTAGATGAATTTGGAGAACCAATAGTAGAAACAGATCCAAAGACAGGTGATTCTTTAGTTGATAAAAATGGAGAACCATTACTTGCAATGGAATTAGTTCCTTTACTTCCTAGAAAAGCAGCTAAAGAATATTTTAAAAATGTTCGTTCAACAATGGGTGCAAAAGAAGTTAATGAGTGTTGGAATACTTGGGAGATTGCACCTAAAGAAGATTTTAAAAATTTACGTGAAGCATATATCAATAAAGAAATTTTTGATATAGGTACTAAAGTTGAAGACGTAACTACTGGTTTAACTGGTAGAATTATTCGTAGAGGTGCAAATCATTTAATATGTGTTACTGAAGATGAGATAATGTTTAAATCATGGATTAAGGATGTATCAGAAGCAGTTGTAAATGGAACCACTAGATCTGGTGTTCCTGCCGATCAAAGGTTAGTTGGAACCGATGCACATTTTAAATATGTTTCCACAATGGTTCCTGGAAGTAGCTGGGGAATACATTTCATAAATAAATACAAGGTAAGAAAAAGTTAGTGAAGTTTTCCAATGAGTAAAAATATCGTTGAAGAATTACCAGCAAGAAAACATGCACCTGCTGCAGCACCTGCTGCAAAGAAAGAAGGTAGTAAAAAACCTGAAGCAAAAGGCGGTGGTAAGGCTGCTGGTAGTGTAGAAGAAAGTTCTGAAAAGAAAATTCGACAGGCTGTATATGATATAAGATATCGTGCTCGTAGGGAAGATATAGATCTGAAAGCTGCTTATTCTCAGTATATGTCTAATAGTAGTTTAAGTCAGGCAGAAAGAACTGCTGTTAGAGAAAAGTTATTTGGTAAATCTGGTGGTGGTGTGAAGGAACAATTTACCACTGGTGCAGATGAGTGGGCTGGAGATACTGTATCAAATGCTCTTTATAAAGTTTTTGTTGAAAAGAAACAAGTAGAAATAGATCTTGAATATTTGAGACAGTTGGAAGAGGATGCTGAAACAAAGTATCAGGTTAGAGTAACTGATAAGAACGGTAAGGTATATTCCCGTAATGCTACTAGATCAAAGATTACACAACTTCGTCAAAATCCTAATATTAAATCTGTTGAAATGTCAGATCATGGTGAACCTTATGAAGGTAAGAAAGCCAAGAAAGATTATGATGGTGATGGTAAAGTAGAATCTCCAAGTAAAGAGCATGCTGGTGCAGTTCATAATGCTATTCAGCGTAAGAAGGGTGGAAAACCTGATGGTAAGGATACCAGAAGTGAAGCAATGGATAAAGCATGGGAAAGAACTTTTATCGCAGATGGAACTGTAACAACAGAACCAAAAAATAAAAATAAAATAACTGGTGAAGGTGTAGATAATTATAAGACTGGTGCAATTAAAGTTGCTCCAGAAGATAAATCTGATAATGATGCTGGAGTAAAAGCTGCTAGAGGTGGAATTTATGCTTCTTTTGCTCATCAGAAGATGTTAGATGTACTTGCTGAAAAAGCAGCATGTGCAAGTAAGAAAAAGAAGAAGGCATATTCTGAGGCAGTAGTTAATACTCCTGAGTGTGAAAAAAAGCCTGAGGAAGAGAAGGATATGCGTGGTACTTACGCAAAAATCAATCTTGTAAAGAACAAACTTCGTTCTATGGGTCAGAAAGATCCTTGTGTTATGCTTGCTGATATTGATAGCGAGGACGAAAAAAAAAAAGTTGACGAAGGATTAGGTTCCACAATTCAAGATAAACTACAAGATACTTTTACTAAAGTAGATATGTTAAAGAAGAAGTATCCTGGTATTGCAGATGCTTTGCAGAGTATTGTTAAACCTATTAACCCAAAGGCAACTGGTAAAAATTATCCTACTGCTGCAGATCAAAAAGCAAAAGGACTTAGAACTGGGAACTGATATATAATGAGTGAAGTTATTATTACACCTGATTATGACGGTCTATATGATGACTGGTTCGACCCACCTATGGAGATTAAAATGAAAATGGAACAAGACATTGTGATTAACACAACAAAGGGATTAGAAGTTGTAACTATTCCTGAGCAAACACCACATCAGATAGCATATGAGCTTGCTACAGAAGGTCCTATAACAATAAACACTACTGGTGGATCAGAAGTTTTCAACGTACCTTAC